GGCAATGGTAGTTTGCAGATTCGACGCCCGCCGCAGAGCTGGTGCTATGTGGAGGGAGACACGTGAGCTACAATATTTCGTTCAAGGTCAAAGTCGAAGGAGTTGATGCCTACGTCCCAGTTGGTACGTGCGGCGAAAATATAACGTGGAACGTCCGGAAAATTATAGAGAAGTCGACGGGGCTGGAATGGAAGAACTGCCAGAACAACGGGCTTTGCGTGGACGTAATTCCGAAAATCGAGGCTGGCTTGAGAAAGTTGGAGCAGAGCCCCGACAAATTCGAAGAATACGAAGCATCGAACGGATGGGGAACGGTAAAAGGGACAGCACAATTTTTCCGGAACATTCTCAACGATTGGAATGATTTCCAGCAATGGTATGAAGAGCTTGTTCCGGTTGCGACGTTTTGGATTGAATAGGAGGGGCTATGGAAAGACTGACGTTTGATGGAAACTTCTGCGACATAGCGGTGTCTTGCCACAGGCGAATCCATTCGATTTTTGCAGCTATGGGGAGGCAGAATGAGTGGGCTGCGGTTTGAGAGCATGGCGGATATGCCGCCGAGGATGCGGGAGCTTTACGCGAGGCAGGCGCGCGACCTCTCAGGCGCTGCGGCGCCAGCTCCCTTTGCGAAGGGGAGCCAAGGGAAACCGAAATACGGAAGCCAGAAGGCAGAACGCGGGACAATCCGCTTTGACAGCCAGAAGGAGGCGCGCCGGTATGACGAGCTGATGGTGATGCTGCGCGGAGGGATCATCACAGATCTGCGGCTGCAGCCACAGTTTACGCTCCAGGAAAGCTATCTCACGGAGCGAGGAGAACGCATCCGCGCGATCCGCTACACGGCCGACTTCTCGTACCGATTCGGCGGGAAGCTGGTGGTGGAAGATGTAAAGAGCGGGCCAACGCGGACGAAGGAGTATCTGCGCAACCGGAAGATGATGCGATCCAAATACGGGATCGATATACAGGAGGTGTGAGGCTTAGTGGGAACAAAGGATCCGTGCACGCTGCCGAAGGACATGCGCTGCTGTGCAGGTGGAAGCGGACACGCTTACGTGTGCCACGGATGCGGGTGGATGGCAGCAGAGAAGGAGCGGCGGCACGCGCTGCCGCTGGTGAAGGACGAGGACGGCCTGCGGCGCAGGCACGTTGGAAATGGCAATCAGCCGGAAGAACAAGAAAATTGACGGACTTATGGCCTGCCGCTTTGCCATGAGACGGCAGGAAAGGAAACCGGCTTTGCATCCTGCGCACGGTCGTCTGCAAAAGGCCGTGCGCAGGACATCATAACAGTAAAGGAGCGGGAAAAAATGACATTCCAGCGAAAAACCGCTGAGCGATTTTTGACGCCGACGGCGGTGAGAATCCGCATCACAAGCCCGGTGGAACTGCTGCCGGAGCTTCGGCCGACGGTCGGGGCGGTATATGATGCGGAGCGGTGGCCGTCGTACACGTCGCCGGTCGGCGGCTATGTGATCGGGGTCGGCGGGAAGCGGATAAACATACGCAGAAACGAATGTATTGAGGTATAGGAGGTAAAAGGCATGGCGCAAATCATGGAACTGTTTTCGGCGGAGCTGGCCGATTTTGTGAAGGCATACGAAAAGGAGTATTGGCGGGTGGATTTTCACGGGGAGAAATATCCGCCCCGGATCGTGATGGAGCGCGTGGAGCCGCCGCTTTTCGCGCAGGGAGAGGATGAGACGCCGGGCGGGCGCGGCCTGATCCAGATCATCGGGCGGCCGGAGATGCAGGTGGTGACGAGTGGGAAACTGCAAATCGGGAAGAAAGATCTGACAAAGATGGTAAACAGTGCGGGGAATCTTTTGGGGCTGTTTCTGCACGGGTTTATGCAGGAATGTGATGAGCTGAAAGAAGGCGCTGCGCGCTGAACGCATGGCAGGAGGCATCCTGCCATGCGTTCAGCGGCACAGAGAAACGTGGAGGGCTTGAGATGGCAAGACGTCATAAACGCAGGATCTTTTCCGGGCACGTGTGCGAGCAGATCGTTTACAGCGTGGCGGCAGGCGCAGAGCTGAAGACCAGCCGGCCAAGAAAGCCGCGCTTTGCGAACAAGGCAGAGCGCGCGGAATTCAATCGCAAGAACTCGGAGCGGAAGTTTGCGGCGCTCGTGAACGCAAACTTCGGGCCGACAAGCCTGTACTCCACGCTGACGCTGGCGGATGAATATGAGGTACATAGTGCGCAGGAGATGCGCAAAATCCGTGACAAGTACTACAGGAGGCTCAGCTACAGTTTTCCGGAGGCAAAGATCGTGATGGTCTACGGGCGCGGAAAATCGACGAGCCGATTTCACCTGCACATGATCACGGACGGCATTCCGGCCTCTGAGCTCGCGCGGCTCTGGGGCCTTGGCAGCGTGGCAGAGTCAAAGGCGCTGCGGAAGCACAACTATTATATGGATAAAAACGGAAACAAGGTGGACCACGGGCAGGACTACATGTCGCTTGCGAACTACCTGCACGGGCACTGGCGAGAGGAGTTTGGCGGACACCGCTGGAAGGCAAGCCGCAACTGCGTGAAGCCGGAGGCAGAGCCGGCGACGGAGGCTGTCCGGGACTACAGCACGGAGCGGCCGCCGGTCGCGCCGCGCGGCTATGTTCTGGTGGAGGCGCGCGCGACACAGTACGGATTCCTCTATTTTAAATATGTATTGGATCCCAAAATAGAACAAAAAGAGCGGAGCGGGGGCCGCTTACATTACGCCTTGTAAATGTGTAGCGTTTTAGGACGAAGGGAGAGGGAGGCGAAAGAGGCACTTGCAAAGTGGGAAAAAACGTGGTAATCTGGTGGTGGAAGGTGATCGCGTGGTCTGCCCGGTATGCGGCAGACGCACGGCGCTCAGGCTGCTGGAGTCGACGAGGCTCCGGGACTTCCCGCTGTTCTGCAAGAATTGCAGGCAGGTAACGATCGTGAATACTGAGCCAGAGCCTAAGAGCCAGAGCCGATGATCTGTCCGCTGTTGCGGAGGTCGTCGGCTGCTTGTGCATCCGAGGAAAAACTGGATATGCCAAAAGCCGGATCTCCGCGAAAGCGGGGGTCCGGCTTTTTTTGTTGTTTGATCCAGAGGCTGTGCCGGGCGCGAGCCCGAACGGCATAGGCCATGTTTTTACCTCCTACTGGGCGCGGAGACTGGGGACCTCCGAGTCTGGCAGAGCCTCTGGAAGAAAGGGGGCGAAGTGCCTGAACGAGAAGATTTACAAGAGCGAGCGGGAGCTTCGCTCGGCGGTAGACCGCTATTTTGCGGCGATCTGCTACAGGGAGCCGGTGACAAGGATGGTGCCGGTGCTGGAGGATCGGGAGTTTATCAAGAACGGGGAACGGATCGTGATGCAGTGTCCGGCGCTCGACAAGTACGGGCACCAGCAGATGGCCGTGGAGACGGTGATGCGCGGCAAGAAACCGCTGATGCGCGAGGTCTGGACGCGGCCGCCGTGCCTGCCGGAGATGCTGGCGGCGCTGGGCGTGGACGAAAAGAGATGGGCGCAGATGTGCGCATCGGAGGAGCTTGGCAAAGCGTGCGCGCGCGCAGGGGCGCGAATCGAGATCTACAACATTCAGCGGCTGGACAGCTCGAACGCGAACGGCGCGAAGTTCCACCTGGAGCGGCGCTTTGGGTGGGACGAGGCGAAGGACGGCGGAACGGATGTTGCGTTTGAGCTGCCGGAGGGCGTGGCCGGATGGGAAAAGTAACGATCGATCTCACGCGCATCTCCGACAAGCAGCGCCGGTTTATGGAGGCGCAGGCGCGGTATGTGGCATACGGCGGCGCACGAGGCGGCGGAAAGAGCTGGGCCGTGCGGACGAAGGGAAAGCTGCTGGCGCTGAGATGGCCGGGGATCAAGATCCTGATCGTCCGGCGGACATACCCCGAGCTGCTGAACAACCACATTGAGCAGCTCTGCGCGGAGCTGGCAGGGCTGGCGAAGTATTCGCAGGTGCGGAAAACGCTGACCTTCCGGAACGGCTCGACGATCCGGTTCGGCTACTGCGCAACGGACAGGGACATTCTGCAATATCAGGGTGCGGAATACGACGTGGTATTTATCGACGAGGCCGCGCAGCTCAAGAAGGAATGGCTCGACGCCATTGACACAACGGTGCGCGGCACGAATGGATTCCCGAAGCGCACCTACTACACGCTCAATCCGGGAGGTCAGAGCCACGGATACTTCAAGCGGCTATTCATCGATCGTCTGTTCGAGAAGGATGAAAAACCGGAGAACTACACGTTCATCCAGGCGCTTGTCACCGACAACAAGGCACTCATGGAGGCGCAGCCGGAGTATTTGCAGACGCTGCAAAAGCTGCCGGGAAAGCTGCGGCAGGCATGGCTTGAGGGCCGGTGGGACATCTACGAGGGGCAGTTCTTCGAGGATTTTATAAACAACCCGGAGGGCTATCGGACGCGGCAGAACACGCACGTGATCGAGCCGTTCACGCCGGATCCGGGCTGGACGATCTGCCGGAGCTACGACTTCGGCTACGGAAAACCGTTCTCCTGCGCGTGGTGGGCGGTGGATTACGACGGCGTGATCTATCGCATACTGGAGCTTTACGGCTGCACGGATGAGCCGAACACGGGAATCAAGTGGTCGCCGGACGAGCAGTTTGCACGGATCGCACAGATGGAGCGCGAGCACCCGTGGCTCGCTGGAAAGCAGATCCGCGGCGTCGCGGACCCTTCGATCTGGGACGCCTCGCGCGGTGAGAGCGTGGCGCAGACGGCGGCGAGATACCGCGTTTATTTCACGCCCGGCGACAACAAGCGCATACCGGGCTGGATGCAGTGCCACTACCGGCTCCAGTTCGATGAGAACGGATACCCGCGCATGTATGTATTCAGCACCTGCAAGGCGTTCATCCGGACGATCCCGCTGCTGGTGTACGATGCGCACAAGCCGGAGGACCTGGACACGAGCATGGAAGATCATTGCGCGGATGAGTGGCGGTATTTCTGCATGTCAAGGCCGATCAAGCCGATGATCGCGGCGCCGGCCAAGCCGCAGTGGATCGATCCGCTGAACATGATGGGAGGATGAGATATGCGATACCCGGAGCTTACCGCGCCGGCGCAGAGCGAGCTGGTGACGGACACCTTCGCGGGCTACAACCACAACCTGCGCATCGGGGATGGGGAGTTTTACGAGATGGAGAATCTCACATCCAGCTACTATCCCCTGCTGTCGCAGCGCGAGCGGCGGGCGACCGTGATGAGCCTTGCAGGCGTGCAGGGGCTGCTTGCAAAGGATGCGCTGGCGTGGGTCAAGGATGGGATCCTGTACTACAACGGCCTATCCATGGAGCCAGCCATGTACGGTGTAACGCTGACGGCGGGAGAAAAGCAGATGGTTTCGATGGGCGCGTATATCTGCGTGTTCCCGGACGGGTGGTATTTCAACACTGAGGACGACACGGACAACGGCTTTATGGGCCGCGAGAACGCGGTGAACTGCCAGCAGACGGCGCTGACGGTCAAGGTGTGCACGGTGGACGGACAGATCATCACGATCTCGCACCGGCAGCAGGCAATGCCGGAGAATCCGGCGAACGATGCGTACTGGCTCGACACGGGCAAGCACGAGCTCAAGCAGTGGAGTGCGGTGCAGAGCCAGTGGGTGAGCATCCCGACGGTGTACGTAAAGCTGGAGGCAAACGGCATCGGAGCGGGTTTCAAAAAGGGCGACGGCGTGCAGGTGAGCGGGCTCCAAGGGACGGAGCAGGTGAAGAAGCTGAACGGCTCGCACGTTTTGCAGGATGTCGGAGACAACCACATCGTGATCATAGGGATCGTAGACGAGGACGCGAGCCAGAACACAGGGACGGTGAAGGCCGCGCGGCGCGTGCCGAAGATGGACTACATCACGGAGAGCGGGAACCGGCTCTGGGGCTGCCGGTACGGCGTGTCGGACGGAAAGACGGTGAACGAGCTGTACTGCTGCAAGCTGGGCGACTTTAAGAACTGGGAGTGCTATCAGGGCGTGGCAACAGATTCCTGGCGCGCAAGCTGCGGCTCGGACGGGCGCTTTACGGGCGCGGCCACGCTGGCGGACAGCCCGATCTTTTTTAAGGAAGACTGCTTCCACCGCGTTTACCCGAGCGCGCAGGGCGCGCACCGCGTCGTGGAGCAGAAGGCTCGCGGCGTCCAGCGCGGCAGCGAGCGAAGCCTCACGGTGATCGCGGACAGGCTCTATTACAAGGCGCGAGACGGCGTGTGCGTTTACGACGGCTCACTCCCCTATCTGATCTCCGACGCCTTCGGAACGGAGCTGTACCGCAGGGCTGCCGCAGGCGGCGCGCGCGGGAAGTATTACATTTCGATGCAAAATGCGCAGGACATATGGGAGTTATTTGTCTACGACACGCTCAAGGGGCTGTGGCACCGGGAGGATGTGCTGCATATCACGCAGTTCGCGGCGCTGGACGACGAGCTTTACATGCTGCGAGACGATGGGACGCTCATGACGGCATACGGAAGCGGCGGGACGCTTGAGGATGCCGTGGCATGGAGCGCGACGAGCGGGATCATGACCTGCGGGCTGACGGGGAAAAAGTACATTTCGCGGCTGAATATCCGGATGCAGCTGCCGGTCGGAAGTCGCTGCGACTTCTGGATTGAGTACGACTCCGGCGGGCAGTGGGTGCACGCCGGGCACATGGAGGGCTGGGGAATCCGGACGTTCCTGCTTCCGATCCGGCCGCAGAGATGCGATCATCTGCGGTTCCGGATGACGGGGACGGGGCCGGTAAAGCTGTTCAGCCTCAGCCGCATCCTGGAAAGCGGCAGCGACGCATAAGGAGGGGAAGATGGAAAAAGACACGGGCATGACGCACATCACGGATGTGCTCGGCGCCGACGGAGCGGGCGAGGCCATGCAGCCGGTCGGCGTGGCGCAGATCCGCACGGCGATGGAAACGCTCGAACAGTACAAGGCGAAGAAGGACGCGCTGGAGCAGCGCGTGATCGCCTCGGAGCAGTGGTGGAAGATGCAGCACTGGCAGAGAATGGACCCGAGCGGGAATCCATACGATCCGCAGTGGCGGTCGGCATGGCTGTTCAACGTGATCATGGGCAAGCACGCCGACGCGGTCGCGGCGTTCCCGGAGCCTGCGATCCGGCCGAGGGAGCCGGACGACCGCGCGGAGGCCGGTATGCTGACATCCATCGTGCCGGTGATCCTAGAACAGAACGACTTCGAGGAGGTGTACTCGGACTCCTGCTGGACGAAGATGAAGCAGGGCACGCTGATCTGGGGCGTATTCTGGGACGCCGGGAAGCTGAACGGGCTGGGTGACGTCTCCGTGAAGGAGATCGACATCCTGAATCTGTTCTGGGAGCCAGGCGTGACGGACATCCAAAAGAGCCGGAATCTGTTTTACACAGAGCTGGTAGACAACGACATCATCCGTCAGCGATACCCGCAGGTCGGAGACAGTCTGCGGGGCGGAAGCAGCGTGATCGCGAAGTACAAGACGGACGATCAGGTGGACACGTCGAACAAGTCGCTCGTGGTGGACTGGTACTACAAGAAGATCGTAAACGGGAAAAGCGTGCTGCACTTCTGCAAGTTCGTGGGTGAGACGGTGCTGTCGGCGACGGAGAACGACCCGAACATGCAGGCAGGGCTTTACGACGACGGAGACTATCCCTTTGTGATCGATGCGCTGTTCCCGGTGAAGGGATCGGTTGCCGGATACGGCTACATCGACATCGGAAAAAGCGCACAGGCGCAGATCGACCTGCTCAATCAGGCGATCATAAAAAACTCGGTGATGGCGTCCACGCCGCGCTGGTTCGTGCGGAACGACGGCAGTATCAACGAGAAGGAATACGCAGACTGGCGGAAGCCTTTTGTCCACACGGACGGAAATCTCGGGCAGGACTCCGTGCTGCCGATCACGATCACGCCGCTTTCGGGGAACTACATCAACGTCATCCAGAACAAGATCGAGGAGCTCAAGTGGACGACCGGCAACACGGACGTGAACAACGGCTCGGTATCCTCCGGTGTGACGGCGGCCAGCGCGATTGCCGCCTTGCAGGAGGCGTCCGGGCGGAGCTCCAAGGACGCGACGCGCTCGGCGTACCGCGCATACGCGCGGCTCATCCGCATGGTGATCGAGCGCATCCGGCAGTTTTACGATCTGCCGCGCAAGTTCCGCATCCGCGGGCAGCTCGGGACGGAGGAATACGTTACGTACTCCAACCAGAATCTCAAGCAGCAGGAAATGCTCGGGCTCGGCGGAGATGCCGTGTGGCGTAAGCCGGTTTTCGATATTGAGGTCTCGGCGCAGAAATCCTCGGAGTACACGAGGCTCAGCCAGAACGAGCTGGCGCTACAGTTCTATCAGCTCGGCTTCTTTGATCCGGCGCGGACGGATCAGGCGCTGGCGACGCTGGACATGATGGACTTCGACGGCAAGGACGAGATCAGCCAGAAGATCGCGCAGAACGGGACGCTCCAGCAGGAGCTGGCAAAGTGGCAGGAGATGGCGCTGGCGCTCGCAGAGCGGTACGACCAGGCCATGGCGGACGGGCTGGCACAGCAGATCATGGGAGCGGGCGGCGCGGCGCAGCCGGTGGCAGGAGGAAGCGCGGCAGTGGGAATGCCGAACGCAGAGGCAGAGGCGAAAAATGTGACGGACGCGCGCGAGCAGGCGCAAAAGAGCACGCAGCCGGAGTGACCGGCAAGAAAACGTATCGACCGCGCACAGCGCGACGAGATAAATTCACGGGATCGCCCACCGACGGGCAGAAAGGAGCAACATGCTTCACAGATTTACATTCCAGTTTTTCGCCGCCGATGATGGCGGCACGGGCAGTATTGCGGCACCCGCCCAGCCGGACATGAGCAGAGGCCAGAACGGGGCAACCGGAGCGCCGGAGGCAGGCCAGACAGCACCCGTCGCTCAGGTGCAGCAGGCAGAGAGCTTTGAGGAACTGATCAAGGGCCGGTACAAGGCAGACTACGAGCGCAGCGTGAAGGCTGCCGTCTCGGAGCGGCTCAAGGGAACCAAGCGCACGATCAGCCGCTTCTCCCCCATTCTCGATGTGCTCGGCCAGCAGTACGGCATCGACGTCTCCGACCCGGAAAAGGTGGACTACGACGCGCTGACCAGGATGCTGACCGACGACAAGCGGCTCTATGAGCAGGAGGCTCTGGAAAAGGGCATCCCGCTGGAGACCCTGATGCACATGAAGCAGGTGGAGCGGCAGAACGCGGCGCTGCAGCGCGAGAACGCGGCAGCGCAGGGCGAGATGCAGCGGCGGGCGGAGTTTGACCGCATCGTCGGAGAGTTCGCGGAGGTACAGGCGCTGTACCCCGGCGCAGATCTGGCGGTAGAGCTGGCAAACCCGAGCTTCGGACGGCTCGTCTCAAACGGCGTTCCGGCGCGCACGGCTTATGAAGTCCTGCACCAGCAGGAGATCAATGCCGCGCGGACGCGCATGGTCGCACAGGCGGCACAGCAGCAGGCCGTGGCCGGGATCCAGGCAAACGGCATGCGCCCACAGGAGGGCGCGGCAAACGCAGGAGCCGGAGTCCCTGTACAGTTCGATCCTCGGAAGCTCACGAAACAGCAGCGCGAGGAAATTCGCGCAAGGGTGAGACGGGGCGACAACATCGTTTTGTAAGCCCCGGGAAGGGAGCATAAATGAAACTTTTTGGCAAACAATTTCAGGTATTTTACGCGCCGCCGGACGCAGGTACTCTCGTCAACGCGACCGATACCTACGTAAACGCATACACGGGCGAGAAGACGGCGTTCTCGGCGCCGAACGATCTCTCGTCGACGATGAAGACCTACTACGACACGGAGCTGCTGGAGAACGCGCGGCCGAATCTGATCCACGCGCAGTTTGCTCGAAAGCAGCCGCTGCCGAAGGGCCGCGGCAAGAGTGTCGAGTTTCGCAAATGGAACACGCTGGCGGATGCGCCGGCACTGCAGGAGGGCGTGATCCCGACGGGGCAGAAGTTCGGCCAGTCGAGCATGACGAGCGCCATCGTGCAGCACGGCACCTACGTCACGGTGTCCGACCAGCTGGAGCTGCACGCGATCGACAACGTGATCCTCGGCGCGACCGAGGAGCTGGGCGCATCGGCGGGCACCACGCAGGACAAGCTTGTCCGCGACACGCTGGCTGCGGGCAAGAACGTGCAGTACTGCGCGAAGCTGGCGCGCACACGAAGGTCGAGAGCCGCGCGGCGATGGACAAGACCTCCCGTCTGACGCCGACGGAGGTAAACAAGGCGGTGACGACGCTCAAGAAACAGAAGGCGCCGAAGATCGACGGCAAGTACATTGCCATCATCCACCCGTCCGTGACGTTTGACATCCGCGAGAACAAGGACTGGATCGAGGCGCACAAGTACGCGGACGTGCGGCCGCTGTTCGACGGCGAGATCGGCGAACTGCACGGCGTGCGCTTTGTTGAGACGACCGAGGCGAAGGTATGGTGCGACAGCACCTGCCCGACGAAGACCGGCGGCAACCTCTGCGTGTACTCCACGCTGTTCCTCGGCAAGGACGCATTCGGCATGATCGACCCGGAGGGCGGCGGCCTTGAAATGATCATCAAGAGCAAGGAGCAGGCCGGCGGCCCGCTGGACCAGTTCTCGACGATCGGCTACAAGTTCTCGACCGCGACGAAGATCCTGTACCCGGAGCGCATGGTGCGCGTAGAAAGCACTTCGGAATATTCCGAAACCGACGAGAAGAACTAAGGAGGGGCAAGCATGGCAGAGGTAAAAGAGCCGAAGGAAGAAGTTAAGGCGCCGAAGGCGGAGACGAAGACTGTGTTTTTGCAGCGTGCCTCCGAGACGGAGCAGCAGTTTGAATTTGTCTGCATCAACGGCAAGGCATATCAGGTGCCGCGCGGCAAGCCAGTGGAGGTGCCGCTGGCGGTGGCCGAGGTGCTGGAGCACGCACAGATGCAGGAGGCAGAGCTTTTCGAGCGCGTGAGCGCGATGCAGAAGCAGTGATACGGAGGGGCGCGCAAGCGCCCCTTTTTCAGAAAAAGGAGGCAGTGAGCAATGACAATCCGAGAGGCGATCGAGGCCGTAGACCGGCTCACGCCAAATCAATATGAGAACATCGACAAGGTCCGCTGGCTGAGCGAGCTGGACGGCGTCGTTTATCTGGAAATAGAAAAAACACACGGGAGCGGGAATCCCGTGTGCGAGCCGTGGGTGCGGACGCGCGATCCGTTTGACCGGGAATGGTGCGGATGCACGCAGCCGGGGCAGGATGAACAAACGTTCGCAGGATACCAGGAGACAGTCGATCTGGACACGGTGCTGCGCGTGCCGTGGCCGTATGACGAGATCTACCGCTGGTATCTGGAGATGAAGATCGCGGACGCAAACGGCGAGATGACGCGGTACAACAACGCGATGGCAAAGTACAACGCATACTACACGGCGTATCAGGACTTCTACAACCGCACGAACATGCCGAAAATGACGGCCCCGTTCATCCATCTGTGAGGTGCATATGGGGAGCCTGACTTTACAGTACCCGCCGATGACCGGCGGGGACGCCGCGCAGCAGCTCGACGGCCTGCGGCGGTATCTGATGCAGATGACCGACACGCTCAATGGGGCGGACTGGTCGGCGGGCGCGGTGCTGACGGAGATCTCGCAGGCGATCGATGCGGAAAGCCTTGCAGAGCAGGAGCGGAAGACGGAGCTTGCCGGGTACGCGGCGCTCAAGACGCTGATCATCAAGACGGCGGACTTCGCGGCCGAGAACTCCGAGGCGTTCCGGCTCAAGCTGAGCGGAAACTATGTGGCGGTGTCCGACTTCGGGAAGTACTGGCAGGAGGCCAGCATGACCATTGACGGCAACGAGTTCGGCATCCGGCAGCTCTACGAATACGCGGCGGGCGTGAACAATGCGTTCACGGTGAACTCGAAGCAGTATGTAAAAACGGGGCTTTTGTACTACGACGGCGTGAAGCCCGTGTACGGCGTGGGCGTCGGCAACATTGAGACAACGGTCGCGAACAAGAACGAAGTGATCGACAAGTCGCGCAATGAGCTTGTGACCGTGACGCCGGGGCGCGTGAGCTTCTGGCAGGACGGGAGCGAGGTTGCCTATTTGTCGGAAAAGAAACTCCACTTCCCTGCCGGCACGCTGGAGGCATACAACGCGACGCTGACGGGCCAGATCACGGCGGCGGCCGGATCGAGCTTCGGGCCGTGGAGCATCTCAGAGAGCAGCATATACCGCACCGACAACACATGGGGCGGCGCGGGGCTGTATTTCGGGATGAGCGGGCTTTCCATCAAGTCCGCCTTCAAGGTGGACGCGGACGGGAAGCTGACCGCGACGGGCGCGGACATCAGCGGAACGGTCAAAGCAAACGATCTGCTGCTCGGAAGTGCTGCCAGCGGCTATTCCAGCATCAAGACGCAGCTGCAGTCGCTGGTGGACGATGTGGCGGAGCTCTCCGCGCTGGCGGCGGCGGTAAGCGTAGACAAGTACGGATCGCTCACGTCGCTCGATCTCAACATCGGAAACCGCGGGTATATCAGCATCACGGGCGCATCGACGGCATACACGGCGATGGAGCTTTTCAGCTACGGCGCGGTGCGTATTCTGGCGGACAGCGGCGCGGTGTATCTGGCGCTGAGCGACAACAGCGCATACATCCAGATCGCGGCAAGCGGCGCGATCAGCATCAAGGGGACGAGCCTGAAATTCAACGGTGCGGAAATCGGCACTGCGGGAAACGTGACGCAGACCACGAAGGAGGAAGCATGATGGTAAAAGAGGTAAAGACGCTGCGGAGGAAGGTCGCCGAGGCGCTGAATGAATCAAAACTGCCGCCGGTCGTGGCGGCGCTGGTGCTGGACAGCGTCCGGACGGAGCTGGAGCGCATCGTGCAGATGCAGGAGGCGGCAGAGGCGGCGGCACCGCCGGAGGAGAAGGAGGCGGAGGAAGATGGCGCTTTACAGGGTAAATGAGAACGGCAAGGCCCCTGCCGGGCTTGGCGTGGGCGACGAGGTCGTGACCGCGGGCGGCACGTACCGCATCGACAGCGTCGGGCCGGACGGGCAGTACAAATCGACGCTCGTGAACCGAAATCAGACCACGCAGAGCTATCAGGGCGGCTATGCGAGCAGAAACACGCTGCCGGGATATTCGGACTACACGGCGGGCAGGCTCGGAACGCTCGAACGGGGCTACTCCCCTTCCGGCGCGGTGTCGCAGGCAAAGGCGTATTTGCAGCAGGTGCAGAGCCGGAGGCCGGGGGCATATCAGTCGCGCTGGGACGCGGAGCTGGATAAGCTCTACGACCAGATCACGAACCGGAAGCCGTTCCAGTACGACCTCAATCAGGATGCGCTCTATCAGCAGTACAAGGAGCAGTACCAGAGGCTCGGCCGGCAGGCCATGGAGGACACGATGGGGCAGGCGGCGAGCCTGACGGGCGGCTACGGCTCGACCTACTCGGAGCAGGTGGGGCAGCAGGCGTACAATGCGTATCTCCAGAGCCTCAACGACATCGTGCCGGATCTCTATGACCGGGCGTATGGCCGGTATCGGGACGAGGGGCAGGATCTCTACAACCGGTACGGGCTGGTCGAGGGGCGCGAGAACATGGACTACAGCAGGTACCGCGACACGGTATCCGACTACTACAACGACCTTGCGGACGCGCGGAGCGCATACGACTCGGAGTGGAACCGGGACTACACGCAGTACTCCGATCAGCTGAGCTACTGGGCTCAGAAGGCCGCACGGGAACAGGCGTACTGGCAGTCACAGCAGGCGAAGGCCTCAGGCGGCGGTGGCGGCGGTGGCGGTGGGAGCAAGGCCGGCACCGGAAGCGGCAAGGGATACATCGACAACACCTACAACAGCGGCGGCGCGGGCGGCGCGGCCGCGAAGACATACGATCAGCTCAAGCGAGGGCTGAGAGAGTGGATCGCGGCAGGACAGCCGGAAAAGGCGTATGAACTGTTTGTGAGCATGGCGGGGCAGCTGAATCTCAGCGATGCGAAGGGCAGAAAACAGTACAACGAGCTTGCGGCAATACTGAACAAGGCGGGGTACGGTATCCCGCTGGAGCAAGGAGAACGAGATGGCAAAGAAACGGACAGGGCTGGATGCGCTCCGGGAATATGAGGCGAGGAGCGGGCGGCAGACGCAGAGCGAGACTCAGACGGAGGGAAGCTCCGGCGGCGCGTGGCGCAGCGGCCTTGATGCGCTGCGGCAGTTCGAGGCAAACGGCGGCGGCCGGAACGTAAAGAACGGTGAGTTCAATCCGAACTACCGAACCATGACGCGGGCTATGTATGAGTCGGCGTATGAGCGATACAAGCGCGCGGCGGAAGCCCAGGAACGCTACAGCCGCGCGGCGGACGCCGTGGGCAGCAGCCAAGTCGGCGGGTATCTGATGGCGATGCAGCCGCTGCGGGTGAAGCAGCAAAATTTTGCTGAAAAAACGGTGGAGCACGATCAGGAGAGCGGGCAGCGGAGGACGCAGTACGAGCTGCGGCGACAGATCGAGCAGCTTGAGAAGGCGCGGGAGTATCAGCTCGCGTCGCAGGCGGACGATCCGGACGGCCTGCCGGAGCTGCGCGGGGCGTATGACGAGGTGAACGCCGGGCGCACAAAGCCGATGACGCTGACGGAGATGGACGAGGCACTGCGAGAGAAGCGGTATCGCCGCGCTGTGCTGGAAAAGTCCGTGTCCGGCAGGCTGGGAGAGTACGCGGTAGACCTCGGGCGCGGCGTATTCAAAGGCGGCTTTGAGCAGGCGATGACTGGTTTTGAGTCCGTGCTGGGCTATCTGGAGCAGGGCGCAAACGGCGCGGCGGCTTGGGCGCTTCGTGATCTGGCAAAGGCCGTGCCGGACGGCGGGCTGAAAGACAAAATGCTGGCGCTCGCGGACGATTTTAACAGCTACTACACGGGCGAGAGCATGACGAGCCACGAGGAGATAGCGCGGCTGCACCGGCAGGAGCTTGAAAAGCTCGAAGCGGAGATCGCAGACAAGTACAAGGGCGTTCCGCTCTGGATTCAGCAGCAGATGCCGTCTTTGGGAAACATGCTGTTCGGTGCGGGCGTGAGCGGCAGCGTTGGCGTCAACAACCTTGCGACGCTCGGCGTGACAGCCGGCGGCAACTCGGCGCTGGATGCGAAGGAGAAGGGCGCGAGCGATGCGCAGGCGCTGGCCTACGGCGTGGTCGCGGGCGGACTGGAAGTGTTCTCCGAAAAGCTGTTCGGAGGAAACCCGATCTACGACACGGACGCTGGTCTGGTCAACAGGGCCGTCGGCAAGCTGACGGACAACAAGACGATCATGAAGATCCTAAACAGCAAGGCGTTTGACATTGCGTCGGAAGGTCTGGAGGAGGTCGTGACCGAAGTTCTTGATCCGGTTGCGGAGTGGGCGATTTACAACGGAAGCAACACGGAATTTGCGGATGCGGAGTCGATCGGAAACGCATTTCTCGGCGGCGTGTTCCTCTCGGTGGTCGGCAACGTGGCCGACGCGCCGAACCAGATCCGGCAGGCACGCTATGAGCGCGTCCTGCGGACGGCAGGCTCTGAGCTGGCAGACATTGCGCAGACCGTAGACAGCGCGCCCGTGCAGGAGGCGGCGCAGGTGATACGGGACAAGATCGCTTACGGCGTGACGCCGGACGCGGCGGACATCGGCGCGGTGCTCGATGCAATCGATCAGGCAGGGGAAACCGTTGACGTGGAGCAGGTGCGTGAAGCGGTGACCGCAGAGGAAGGCGCAGCGGAGACGGCGCAGGCAGAGGCGAACTTTCAAGCTTACAGCAGGTATGCAGAGGAGCGGGACGCGCGGGCGCGGGCGGCGGAGGAGGAAGTATCGCAGGTGCGCGCGCAGGAATACACAGAGGCGATCAACGACGCGGAGGCGGACGCAGCGGATGCGGCTTTTGAGAAGCTGAACAAGGCGGAGGTCAGCGGCGCATTGGACGCACAGGCGCGCTGGCAGGCAGAGGATGCCCGCGCGGAGCGGCAGTTTGAGGTGGAAAGCCGTGAGGACACGGACCGGGCACTGAGCGAGGCTGCGCAGCGGTACGGCTATGACGAGCGGATGACGAGAGTGCTGCTTTCCGGGTACAGCGGGGCGCAGAGCACGCAGCAGTACGCCGAGGCGGTGAACGCGGCTTACGAGTACGGTAAAAGCGGAATGAGCCGCACAGCGGCGCAGAGAGCCGCACAGGGCATTGACAAGGCACTGGCAGACGAGGCGTGGAGCGCCGGAAAGGAGATCGCAAATGGCGAAAAAGCAGGAGCCGCGCGTATTGATGACGGCGGCAAACGGAATGCAGGTATGGATTCCGGAAAGCAGGCTGGAGCAGTGGCAGGCGGCGCAGGCGGCGCAGCGGCGCGATCCGCAGCGGGGAGAGCAGTCGCGGAAAGAATTGGCCTCGAAAATCGCGTCAGCGCTGCTGGACAGCCGTACCTGAGCGGCAAGGACATCGGGCTGAGCAAGGGCTCTGCGCAGCGGAGCTTCCGCGAGGCGCCGCAGAGCACATGGACGGAGGGCATGAAGGCCGCTGCCGGGACGCTGAAAAGCGCTGGCTTTGCGGATGTACACTTCACGGTTGGCTCGATCAGCGTGGAGAACCAGCGGGCGAAGGTCACGCGGTACGCCGACGGCGTGGCCGCAGGCAATTCGGTATGGGTCAACGCGACGGCGAAGAAATGGAGCGTTCAGCAGCTTGCAGACCACGAGGCGTTCCACCGGCAGGTGAAGGATACGCCGGGACTACTGGACAGCGTGCGGGCGGTGCTGGCAGACGAGCTGGGAGATAGCGGCATTCGGGAGCTTGCACAGCGGTATGCCGAGGCATACGAGGGCTGCTACGACGGCGAGGAGCTGGATGCGTACATCGAGGAGATCTGCGCGGACGCCTACGCAGGCATGGACCGGTTTCCGGAGGAAAAGGCACGCATCGTGCAGCAGGCCGCGCAGAGAAGGCTGGAGGCGCAGAGCGCAGAAAAATCCGGCGAGACCAGAGGCCCGCCGGAAAGTTATAGCATTGCAAAGACGCAGAGAATGCCATATCTAGCGCAAATAGAAGCGTTTTATAGTGGAGACAGGAAAACAGTCGGACGAATCGACGATATTTTTGTCAAGGATATTACAACGGGGCTTTCGCAATTTGGACTTGGGGATGCGCCATTCTTTATGCTGAAACGAAACCTTGAGAAAGTGACCAGAACGCAAGGAAACAACGCGAAGTACTCGGCACACGGCATAAGCAGGGATGTCATAGAACGATTGCCGAGCCTTTTGGAGTCACCGACGTTGGTCATATCAGGGAATGGCCGGATATCCGTCATTGTAGACGAATACGTAAAGACACAAAACGAAGATCATGCGCCACTGCTAATTGGGATCGACCCGAACGGCAGAGCAGACGGGAAGAACGCATATGAAATCAAAAGTATGTATGGGCGCGAGAACTTCAGGGACTGGCTTCTGCTGAGAGCGAAAGACAGCAGAATTTTAGGCGGAGATACAAGTAAGGCCGCAGCGTTACTCCGAGATGTCGGCATTAACATTGCCGAGCCGGTGGCATACGCTACAGACCTTACGCAGGACATTCTAACGAATGATGCTGAGAAAGTCAATGAGAAATTTTCTGCTGACGGGGACACGGCGACGCCGCAGGAGAACGACAAGGCTGCACTCGCCTACTTTGGGCGGACATACAAGTGGAGCGAGACGGGCTATGTGCTGCTGAACGGTGCACGCCTGGACTTCTCCGGGCGGCACGAGGGCGGCTCCGGCGGATACCGCAGCGTCGATCACAGAGACATCATTGACGCGCTCGGAGAAGACTATGGCGGGGACAGTTACACAGGCGGCATGGTGCGTTTCATGCAGGAGGGCAACATTCGCATTTCTCCGGAAAGCGGCGGTATCAACCTTGCCGTCATGCCGACGAAGGCGCAGATGGATTCGCTCAGCGACTTCATCAGCAAGGAGCGCGGAGAGGTCATTCTGGACATTGACGATGCACGCGGCAACACGATCTCCAGCACGGAGTATCCGTACGGAACACACGCGAACAAGGTGTTGCAGGACATCCGCAATTACTTTAACGACGGCACGCTGCCGGAGGTGAGCGATTCTCCGACGGTAGGCCAGTTCCGTTATTCGGTGGCGGAGGATGCGCCGGAGATTCAGGTCGAGAAGCTGCCGCAGGCAAACCGGGATCAGTTTATGCGATTTGCAACGAAGATCACGGACGATCTTGTCACGCCGCTGACTGCGCAGATGGAAACACTGCGGAAGGAAATGCGCCCGCGCGTGCTGGAGCTGGTGGACGAATTTCTGGAAAACGACGCGCTGAAAAGGTCCTCGGTCGAGGCGGTCTTTGAAGAAGCGTATGACCGCGCGCTGGAGCTCAACAGGGAGTTCTCCGAGAAGTACGCGACGCTGCAATACACCATCCGGAAAACTCCGGTCACGTTCACGGAGGAGGACACGAGACAGATCGAGCAGTACGACTATTTCGATGAAGCAGCGCTGCGGAAGCTGACGATCAAGGAAAAGGGCGGAGCCAGCATCGGAGAGCTGTATTCCGATCTTTCCGGGATGCTGCCGGAGCTGTTCCCGTCCGGAATCAAAAATCCGGCGAAGCAGATCATGCGGATCGCGAGCGTTTACAAGCGCATCAGCAAGGCACAGGCGCTGGCACAGCAGGTGGACAGCACGAATCCGGAATACTTCCGGGAAAACGCCTACAACGAATTTTTGGAGCAGCTGCGAAAAATCGTTCCGAAGATGCGGACAGAGCGCGAGCTTGCGCAAATCAGCATCGAGGAAGAAGCAAAGATGGAAGCCTATATGGCGGAGCGCGAGAGAAGGATCGCGGAGGAGGATGCGAGACTGGCAGAGGAAGAGGCCGCAAAGGCTCCGCCGGAGGTTTATGAAAGCCTGACGATGGACAGCATTCCGAAGAAGGCGCAGGACTATCTGCGCAGGGTGCGCGGGCAGACGGCGGCGGCGATCCAGCAGACGCTCTCGATGCCGTTTGCGGCAAGGCAGGAGGTCTTGAAGCCTGCCATTGAGGAAATGATGAACGAATATCTCCAGACCGGCAGGATCTCGCAGGAGACGATAGACAGGAGCTTTGAGGAATCGTACAGGCGCGGCGTGGAGATGGACACGGAATTTTACGATGAGTATAAGGACGTGAAAACGCGGCTGCGCGATCTGAAGGTCACGCTGTCGGAGACGGACCGGGCAGACATCGCGGACTTTGACGATTTCCGCCGGGCGGCATTCGGGCGGCTGCGCATCGCAGACGAGGGCGGTCTGCCGGTGGACGTTGCCTACAGCCAGATGCGGGAGCTGGCGCCGGAGCTGTTCCCGGCGGGCATCACGCACCCAGCGGATCAGCTGATGCAGATGTTCGAGGTGTCCAAGCGCATCGAGAGGGTGCAGCGGTCGCTGGACGAGTTCCACGGGGAAGAAGCGGAGGAATTCAAGCGCTGGGCCAAGAACGACTATGAGGCGAGCGTGGAGAACATGCTGGGCTCGCTGCGCGTTGCACGGCGGTATGCCGAGGCGCGGATGCGGCAGAAGCAGGCGCGGACAGTGCCAACGACGATGGAGGAGGTCAAGGGGCTTTACGCAGAGCTCAAGAGGCTGCGACGGACGTATGAGCGGGCGGCGGCAAAGAACCTGCTGACGGCGGAGGACAACAACGTGCTCAACCGGCTGCTGCGCGGTGATCTCGCGCCGGAGGACGTGCAGGGCATGGAGAACGCGAAGGGCATGGAGAACGCGAAGGGCATTCTTGCCATGTACGAGGCCAAGGCGGATTATGACGAGATGGCTGCGAAGATCGCGGACTGGAGACGCTATCAGAAGGCGCAGAGGCTCGCGACCGCAGATGCGGCGCTCAAAAACGCGGATCAGGCGAAGGACAAAGCCGCCGGCATCCAGTACAGCCGGGAGACGATGACGCGCAATGTCCGGGACATTTTCCCGGAGGCGGACGCGGAGATCATCAACAGGACGTACTTTGAGCCCGTCCGGACGGCCAGCGCGAACGCGAACAAGCTGAAAAACCAGCTGCGCGAGCAGGTCAAGGCGCTGGACCTGAGCCGGAAGGCCCGCAAGGGCGACGCCGTGAGCGAGGCGCACGCGGTGCAGCTGCTGGGCGAGGCGCAGGACAACATCCGCTATCTGGAGCAGCACCCGAGGGCGCAGGACCGGGACGGCAAGACGCTCAATGAATGGCGGCAGATCGTGCTGGATCTGTGGGCCACGAGCCCGGGGCTGGACAGGGCGAAGATCGAAAACGCCGTGGAGACGTTCCGGAAGATCTATGACGGACTCTTTGAACAGATGAACGAGGTGCGCATCCGAAACGGCTATGAGCCGATCAACTACCGGCAGGGCTATTTCCCGCACTTCCAGCCGGGGACGACGGACGGCATTCTGGGGCTGATGGGAAAGGCGCTCGGCATCGACGCGGAGGTATCGGCGCTGCCGACGACCATCAGCGGCCTGACGCACACCTTTAAGCCGGGCATCACCTACTTCGGAAATGCACTGGAGCGAATCGGATTTGACACGGCGTATGACGCGGTGGAGGGCTTTGACAAGTACGTGGAGGGCGCGGCGAGCGTGATCTGCTACACAGACGTCATTCAGAATCTGCGGGCGCTTGCGCAGCAGGTGCGATACCGCACATCGGACGAAGGACTGCGGGAGCGGGTGGACGACGTCCGGGCAAGAGACGATCTGACAGAGCACCAGAAGGAACTGGAGATCAAGGAGATCATGGACAAGGGACGCTTTTCGCTTTCAAACTTCGCGATCGAGCTGGACGAATACACAAATCTGCTGGCAAACAAGAAAAGCAAATACGACAGAGGCATTGAAAGTCTTGCCGGGCGCAAGGTATACAATCTGCTCAAATCATGGGAGAACCGCGTGGCGGCGAACATGGTCGCGGTCAACCCGGCGTCGTGGCTGACAAACTTCGGCGTCATCACGCAGGCGGGAGCACAGCTCAAGACGACATCCGTGCTCAAGGCGATGGGACAGACGCTCAAGGGATGGACGAAAGACGACGGCTTTGTAGAACGGAGCGACTTCCTCGTAAACCGGCGCGGAAGTGATCCGCTGGTCCGCACCTGGCAGCAGAGCGCGAGCGCGGTACTGTCAAAGCCGATGGACTGGATCGACACGTTCTCGGCAGACACCATTGTCCGGGCGCGGTACATGGAGAACATCGCGCGCGGCATGAGCGAGGAGGAGGCGATGCGCGAGGCGGACGACTTCGCGGCAAACGTGATGGCAGACCGCTCGAAGGGCGCGATGCCGACGCTCTTTGAGGCACGAAACCCGCTTATGAAAATGTTCACGCAGTTCCAGCTGGAGGTAAACAATACCTTCTCGTATCTTTTCAAGGACCTTCCGCGCGAGCAGCGGAAGAAGGGCGTCCGATATCTGGCGTGGGCGCTGTTCAAGTTCCTGATCGGGGGCTACCTGTACAACGAGGTATACGAGTACCTCATCGGCAGGCGCCCGATGCTCGACCCGCTGGGAATTCTCAACGACACGGTGGGCGATCTGACGGGGTACGAGCTCAACAATCTGGTGGACGCGGCCATGGGCGGCGGACTCATCAAGGAGTCGGAGCCGGAGAGTGCGATCGGGACCATTCGGGATATGGCGGTGAACGTCGGGCAGGAAGCGCCGTTTATCGGGAATCTGATGGGCGGCGGCAAGCTCCCCTTCTCCAGCTCCATGCCGAATGTAAAGAACATTCTGACGGCGCTGGACTCGGAGACCGCGACGGACGAGGAAAAGCTGGCAAGGGTCGGGAAGGAGCTGGTCAACCCGGCGGCATACTGGCTGCTGCCGTTCGGCGGCGGGCAGGTCAAGAAAATGTGGCAGGGCCTCAGCGCCCTGAAGCGGCAGGGCAGCTACACGGCGGACGGGCGGCTCCAGTATCCGATCTACACCGACCGCGAGGGAGACAAGGCGAACGCCGCCTGGCGGACGATGCTGTTCGGAAAGAGCGCGACGCCGGAGGCACAGGCGTGGGTCGAGGCGGGCTTCGGCGCGCTGAGCGAGAAAGCCACGCAGACGTATGAGGCGATGCGCGCCGGTGGCGTTGACCAGAGAGACAGCTATGAGCTCATCAAGGCCATGTCCAAGATCAAGAAGACCGACGACGCGACAGCGAAGGAGCTCAAGATGCAGATGCTTCTGTCCTTTGACATTGAGGACAGCGGGAAGGTGCTGTACTACTACAACATGATGGCGAGCGACAAGGAGAAGGCACAGATCGACAAGCTGCTGGAAGCCGGCGCGGATGTGGGAGAGTATCTTCGATACATTCAGGCGGCTGCCGGGGTGACCGGCGAGAAGGACGCCGACGGCAAGACGATCTCCGGAAGCGTGAAGGACGAGACGCTCCAGCTGATCGACGGCCTTGATCTGACGCCGGAGCAGAAGACGGCGCTTGCTGCGGACAGCTACACGTTGACCGGGTTTGAGCCGTGGACGGAAAACCACGACAGGCTGTACAAGGCCGTTTCGACCGGAAAGGACCTGCGCAGCACGCTCAAGGAGCTGGAGAAGGCAGGATATGAGCCGAAGGTGATCCGCGAGGCGATCACGGAGATGTTCCGCGAGGAATATCTGGCGGCAGACACAGCCGGGAAGGCACGGCTCAAGGGATACCTGCGGAACGCGTTCATGGTGAGCGGGCTTTCCAGGAAGGAAGCGGAGAACAAGATCAAGAAATGGGAGGAGGCGCAGAAGTGAGCGCAAGCAATGTGATCCCGGCGGCGCGGGTCAGCCCGCGCATTGCGAACGGGTGTATTTGCTGGTATGAGGGAGACACGTTCTCCCTCCGGCTCCGGCTGGAGATGGAGGACCAGGACGGCGCGGCCGTCACGGTCGGCGCGTCGGACAGCGTGAAGATCACGTTCTACGACCGGATGCGGACGCAGGTGCAGCAGTTTGTGTTTTCCGGCATTGTGGGAAACACGGTGACGCTCGACTTCACGGAGGACGTCAGCGCGAAGTTCCCGCGGGGGCTGTATCACTATGACATTCTGTACACGCACGGAGACAAAACGACGCTTGCAAGCGGGAACATCGTACACGTGGAGTAAGGAGGCGAGGGTATGAAAATCGAGATCCCGGAAAGCGTGATGGTGACGATCCACGGGCTGATCTCGCGCGGCATACAGGCCGTGGAGGTGTCGGACGCGGGGCATCTGATCTTCACGCTGACGGACGGGGCGAAGATCGATCTCGGAGACATCCGAGGCCCGGCAGGGCCAAGGGGAGAAGCCGGACCGCAGGGGCCGGCCGGACGAGACGGAGCAGACGGAAAGGACGGCGAGACCGGGCCGCAGGGTGCGCAGGGGCCGAAGGGAGACAGTTTCCAGACCGTGGTGGAGGACGACGGAAACGGCAACATCACCATCCGGGCGCTGACGACCGAGGGAACCGGAACGAGCGGGCAGAACGGATACACGTTCACGCCGTCCGTCAGCCCGGATGGCATCATCAGCTGGACGAACGACGGCGGGCTCGTGAATCCGGAGCCCGTGAACATCAAAGGGCCTGCCGGAGCGAATGGGCAGCAAGGGCCTGCGGGAACGAACGGAAAAACGCCGGTGAAGGGGACGGATTATTTTACGCAGGCAGACAAGGAGGAGTTTGTGCAGGCGGTGCTGGCAGCGCTGCCTAATGGAGACACGGAGGCGTATTGATGGCGAAGGTAGTTGTAACAAAGGCGAAGCTGGAGACGCTGGCAGATGCCGTGCGCAGAAAAGCCGGGGTGAGCGGGAAAAAGACGATCGACGAGCTGACACAGGCCGTGGATGGAATCAACGTAGGGACAAACACGGCGGACGCAACGGGCGGAGCGGAACAGATGCTTGCGGGATACACCGCATACGGAGCGGGAGGCAAGTTTACGGGGGCGATCGAGAGTTTCAGCGGGTGGGAGGTTGCGCCGTCCGCGGCGCCGACGACCATCAAAGGCCGGCGCTATCTCGCAAGCGACATGACGATCAAAGCGGCAAGGCTGCAAGACAGGACGGTAAAGCCGACGACAAGCAGGCAGACCATCAGCAAGACGGATGCCGCGTGTTACGGGCTCGGCACAGTGACGGTGGAGGGCGCGAAGCTTCAGGCGTGCAGCGTGACGCCGAAAGACACAGAGCAGAACATCACGCCGTCCGGCGACTATATCGGATTCTCGTCTGTGCACGTCGAGCCGATCAAAAATACGATTAAATTCATGAGGTTCGTCATGCAAGGAGGCGGCGGAAACGGGCTGCGAATACCAAACACGGACGGCGTTACAAGCATACTTGAGTGCAGCGTACTCAGCGGGACAAAGCTGGAGGAGGTCACGGAGAGCGGCGTCGTGCTCGCCGCTTTCTGGTCAGAGGGTAAAAGCCTTGTCAAGCAGGCGTCACACAACGGGGTCCAGGCAATCGTGACATACAATGAAAACCTGAGCTGCGCGGTAGGGCAGGATGAGATCATCATGATGAGCTCGCTGACGGGCACGAAGTTCTCAGGACCGCTCGCTGTGTCGGTATACGGAAGGTGAGGTGGGAGACATGGCAGAAAAAGAATTAAGATCGATCCAGTTCCCTGGACTGGAAGACCGGTACGTCGTGCCGGAGGGCGGTGGCGGAGCGGCCGGCCCCGCCGGAAAGGACGGCATCACGCCGACAATCGGCGCAAACGGCAACTGGTATCTCGGCGACGAGGACACCGGGAAGCCGTCCCGCGGTGAAAAGGGCGATCCCGGTGCAAAGGGCGCTGACGGAGCAGCCGGTAAAGACGGCAGCGACGGATACAGCCCGGAGGCGACTGTCACGCCGATCAATGGCGGCGCGAAGATCATCATTAAGGACAGAAACGGCACGACATCCGCAAACGTGATGAACGGAGCACAAGGGCCGAAGGGCGACAAGGGAGACCCCGGCGCACGAGGCGAACAAGGCCCCGTTGGGCCGAAGGGAGATAGCGGCGCGCAGGGCATCCAAGGGCCGAAGGGCGACAAGGGCGATCCCGGTGTGCAGGGGCCGCGCGGTGAACAGGGCCCTGCCGGAGAACGAGGCCCGAAAGGAGAGCCGGGGACGCCTGCGGTGACGGCGGCGGACAACGGAAAGTTCCTGCGGGTCGTGAACGGAGTCTGGACGGCGGAGTCCGTTCCTTCGGCGGGAGGTGCGTCGTT